AAGCCCCGTTACCGAGGCTCCCTCCTTAATTTCAAGCGTTCCGCCGATTACGGTTTTCTCGCCGCCCTGTTCGGTGTAGTTTTTCGTGTTATAGCTCATACCGCACCTCCGTTAAGCCTTCTGCTGGAGCACCTTGACAGCCTCCGGCAGAATGAGTTTGCCGTCAACACGCTGGGTGGCAACAAAGCCTACCTGACCGGTTGCAGCGTAGAGCTCATTGAGTCTCTTGAACACACGTCCCTGGCGGTCGGCTACCCAGTAATAACTGAAATCGCCGAACACGATGCTTTTTGCGCCTGCGGCAATTGCGGGTACATATGCCGAGGTATACAGCGGACGGTTCAAAATGGTGTCAGGAGTACCTGCCTGCAGAGAGGGCTGCCAGAGATACTGACCGTTGCCGTCTTTCAGCTTGCGGATCGCCTTTACGGTGGCATCGTTCATGACGAACACCGCTTTGTTTCTATAAGGTGCTTTCAGCGAATAGAACAGGTCAAGCACCTCTTCAATAGTGATAGCCGCAGCGCCCGCTGTGGTCACACCGACTTGAGCACCGCCGGTTGCTGCGAGGATGCCGGTCGGTTTACCGGAGCCGTCACCTGTGAAAAAGGCTTCTTCTTCCTTGCTGCCGATACGCCTTGCGAACTCCCTCGAAATATAGGATTCAAGCGGAAATACACTGTCGTTCAGCAGTTCCTCGGAAACTTTGATCATTGTTCCAAGCTTGTAAGCGCCGATGGAAACCTGACCGAAACTGTCGTCACTATCGAGGATAGTGCCTTCCTCATCGATCCAGGAGGCTGTACCCTTTGAAGCTACGACCGGAATCTTACGATCCCCTGAGGAAGTGGTAATGACCTTTGCCAGTCTACGGAAAATGTTCTCTTCATCAAGAGCCTCTACAAGTGTGCGTTCGAACTCGTCAGGGACAAGGTATCCGCCTTCAGAATCGGTGCCGATCTGCAGAGCATTTTTCACGATAGGATCAAGACCCTCACCGGCGCGGGTACGCATTGCATTCCAGAATGCTTTTCTGTACTCATCAGATGCTCTGCCTGTTTTGGTTTCCATACCGGGAACGGCAGGCTTGCCTGTGAGGGGTGTGTTCAGCGGCTTTGAAAGCTCACGGTCAAGAGCTTCCTGCTTCTCAAGACGGTCAATTTCTTTTCCGAGAGCGACTACGTCGGCTTCCATTTTCTCGTAGGTTGCGGTGTCTTCGGCGGAAACCAGGCCGTCAGTACCGCGCTTGGTATCGAGGAAAGCCTTTGCGGCTTCCCATGCCTTGGCGCGCTTTTCGCGCAGTTCAAGAATTTTGTTCATGATGTTACCTCCATAAAATTTAGTGAGAAATCAAAGAGAGCCGCTTTTCAAGCGACTCAACGGGTGTTCCTTTGTTCTGTTTGGGTATCTTGGGTTTGACCTTGTTAAGCAGCGAGTTTGTTACTGCTCTGCGGCTGAAAGCATAGGTGATGTCGTCCGGTTGAATCCGCTTTTTCTCATCCTCCAGAATGCCATCAGCAAAACCTAATTCAATAGGTTTGTTTGCGTTGAGCCAGGTTTCTGCGTCCATGAGGTGGGAGAGCTTGGCACGGGACTGTCCGGTTTTAATTTCGTAGGCATTGATGATGCTTTCCTTGACCTCGTCCAGCATAGCGATGGCTTTCTGCATTTCCTCGCTGTCACCGATTGCGATAGTCAGCGGGTTATGCACCATCATGAGCGCCGTCGGTGCCATCAATACCTCGGTTCCCGCCATTGCGATAACGCTTGCTGCCGAAGCCGCAATGCCGTCAATTTTTACGGTGACCTTGCCTTTGTAATCCATGAGCATGGCATAGATCTGACTCGCCGCGATACAGTCGCCGCCGGGCGAGTTGATCCAAATAACAATGTCACCCTCTCCGGAATTCAAATCAGCTTTGAATGCTTTAGGGGTGACATCGTCGTCGAACCATGACTCTTCGGCAATTGTGCCGTCCAGATAGAGTGTTCTGACACCGGAATCTTCATCCCGCGCCCAGTTCCAGAATTTCTTCATTTGCTTGTTTCCTCCGTTCCTTTTGTATTTGCGAACGCACCCGCGTCCTGTAATTTGGTCATTGCGCCGTTGATGAGGTAGAGATCGCCGCCGAGTTCCGCAGGGATACGGTCGAGGTTTTCAAGCTCACGGATATCGTTCGCGCTCATCCATCCATTCTGTCTTGCGGTCGCATAACCGCTCATGCGGCTTTCGTAATCTCCGCGCAGAAGTCCGTCTACGTTGAACTTGATAAATACTGTCGGTTTTTCGCTGTCGGAAAGCAGGGCGCGGCACATGGACTGCTCCCAGCGCACCACCCACGGGTCGAGCGTGTATTTCACAAACTCAAGGCTCTGCTGCTCGATGTTGCTGAAGGATGATTTTTCAAGGTCAGCGAGCATATGCGGAGGCACTCTGAAAATACGGGCAATCTCATTGATCTGAAACTTCCGTGTTTCCAAAAACTGCGCCTGTTCCGGTGAAATCCCTATGGGCTGATACTTCATGCCTTCCTCGAGAACGGCCACCCTGTGTGAGTTGGCTGAACCTTGGTAGGCGGCATTCCAGGATTCCTTGACCTTCTGTGGATCCTTAATCGTACCGGGATGTTCAAGCACACCGCCCGGCGCGGCACCGTTTGCGAAAAACTTCGCTCCGTATTCTTCTGTGGCGATGGCGAGGCCTACCGCGTTCTTTGCCATTGCAATGGGCGAATAGCCAACCAGACCGTCAAAGCCCAAGCCCGGAATATGCAGGACATCGGCAGGGGCAAGATAGACCTGGTTGTCTTTGCCGAGTGAAGGTACATCCTCCGAGCTGCGCTGATATAAATAGAAAAGCCGGCCGTTAGCATCACGGTCGACTGTCATCTTGTTTGGCATCAGCGGATAGAGGGAAATGACCTCGCCTTTAGCATTGCGTATAATCTGCGCATAGGCATTGCCCCATAATAAAAGATGACTCATCAGAGTTTCTCGGAACGCAAATGAAGTCATCTCCGGGTTCGGCTCGTCGTGGAGCAGCTTATATAACGGGTGTTTCAGATATTTCTCTTTGCCGCCGCTGTCGTTGTACTTATATACATGTAGCGGCAGACCCGCCAGCGTTTCGGACAATATCCTCACACAGGAATAGACCGCAGTCATCTGCATGGCAGTATGTTCGTTGACCGGCTTCCCTGAGCTTGTGCTCCCAAAGAAGAAGTCGTAGCGCCCGCCGCCAAGGGCATCCTTAGGCTTGTCACGTGCTTTGAATATTCCTTCGAACAGTCTCATGAACATCACTCTCCTTTAAAAATGGGCATGACTAAAGCACCTCATGCGAGATGCTTTAGTCATTATGAAGTTCGAGTCATACTATTATGTTGTTTGTTTCCGTAATCCGTGGTCTTTGCGGACTCCTTTTGGAAACTCTATGTTGGCAAATGGAAAGGGGTGAATAGGGTCGCGTAGAATCTTCCTGCTTTCACAAGATACTCGCTTAACAAAATAATCCAAAAACACAGATTCAAGATCGTGTGCCGTACTGCCTTCTGAAGTAGTCCAATAAATGTTCAGCTCTGTCAAGTTGTTTAGTGTTTTTAGCCAATGACCGCCTCTGTGAGGACCAGGACTCCCAAGAGTTGTCGTATAATACTGGTTTACTCTCTGTTGCAGCGATGTTCCTGCCTTGCCAATGTATAATACTGTTTCATCGGGCAGCCAAAAGTCCTTCAGCCTTTTTGTTAAAGTGTTCACCGTTGGCAAGGTGCGGTCGAGTGTCATATAGGGAACTCGATTAACCCATTCCTCGACTAACCCTTCTGAAATGGGAGCCTCATTATAACAAAGCATTTTATCGGCTTGATTAGTCAAAGCGACCACATAGACCCCAGGCTGCACACAGTCTAATTGATGCCCCCACTTTATTTGTCCCAAAATTTCTTTGCCATTCTCTTGGAATAGTCGTTCAACAACAGTAGGCATATGATGCCCTCCAGATACCGTTAATTACAACTAAAGTATATAACTTCGGCAAAAATGATGTCAACAATTATAGGATTCACTTGCTATGGTCTTAGACAAAAAGAAGTCCGCGCGAGTCATACACGCTTTCGCTCGTATCGTTTCCGCACCGTATTGCGCGGTCAAGTGCCATGATCGTAGCAACAACCCCGTCTATTTTTTCTGTGGATTTTTCCTTGGTGGCTTTGATGTTTCCTGCATCATCTGAGCGAATACACACATTGTCCATCATCCAGCGCAGCACCGGGTGGCCGCCGTGGGCAAGTTTCTGCTCCAGAGTTAGTTTCATGAGTTCTTTTGTGGGTGGACTCATGTCCTTAAATCCCTGCCCGAACGGAACGACCGTGAAGCCCATGCCCTCGAGGTTCTGCACCATCTGAACGGCGCCCCAGCGGTCAAAGGCGATTTCGCGGATGTTGTATTTCTCGCCGAGCCGTTCAATGAACTTTTCAATGTATCCGTAATGAACGACATTGCCCTCAGTGGTTTTTAGGAAACCTTGCTTCTGCCATAGATCATAATTCACATGATCACGCCGAACTCGCAGGTCAATGTTGTCTTCTGGTATCCAGAAAAACGGTAAAATAATGTATTTATCATTCTCGTCCAATGGCGGGAAGACCAGCACAAAAGCTGTGATGTCAGTGGATGAGGAGAGGTCAAGCCCGCCATAGCAGACGCGGCCACGTAAGGCTTCCGGGTCGACGCTGAAAGCGCAGGCGTCCCATTTATCCATCGGCATCCAGCGTACGACCTGTTTGACCCACTGGTTCAGACGAAGCTGGCGAAAGCTGTTCTCCTCGGCGGGGTTCTGTTTTGCACTCTCACAGGCAGCTTTTACCTTGTCTATTCCTATTGTGATACCAAGGGAAGGGTTTGCTTTTTTCCATACCTTTGGGTCCGTCCAGTCGTCTGTTTCCGAAGCTCCAAATATTACAGGATAAAACGTCGGATCCGTCTTGCGGCCCGAAAGTATATCCAGTGCTTTTTGATGCACCTCATAGCAGATGGAGTTCGTATTGTCGCCGGCTGTTGTGATTAAGAAATACAGCGGCTGCATTCGGGCGTCACCGCTGCCTTTGGTCATCACATCGTAGAGCTTTCTATTTGGCTGCGTGTGCAGTTCATCGAAAATAACACCATGTGTATTGAAACCGTGTTTGTTTGCTACGTCCGCTGAGAGTACCTGATAAGTACTCTCCGTAGGCATAAATACAAGGGTCTTTGTTGATTCAGTAATCTTAACTCTCTTGGATAGTGCCGGAGACTTGCGTACCATAGCAACGGCTACTTCAAACACAATTTTTGCTTGGTTCTTATCCGAAGCACAGCTATATACCTTAGCGCGCTGTTCGCCATCGCCACAAGTCAACAAAAGTGCAACTGCCGCGGCAAGCTCTGACTTTCCATTCTTTTTTGGTATTTCG